GTTTTTTCATTATTTTTTATCTACAATTTTAGATACTGCTTTATTAGTATCAGAAAGTTTAACTTTAGTTCTAACGCTTAGTTTACCTTTTGTATCTAAAGATTCCATAACTTTATCTTTTGTTTTGACTACGCTATCTTGAACGTCTCTTTTCTTTTTTAAATTTTTTCCAGGTTTAACAGAATTAATAACAGGTGAAGATTTTGATTTTCTACCAAGTAAACCAAATCCTTTTTTAGCTATTCCAAATATTGCTCTAGCAACCATTATTTTTTAAATCCTTTTAATGTTTTAGCAAATCTAGCACGTTGACCCATTTTGCCTGGTGCCTTAGCTGCTTTGTTTAACATCTTAGCAGGAATCTTTTTACCTTTTTTAATACCTAAAGATTTTCTTAAAGATCCTGGTTTCTTAATTGCTTTTTTAATATCTAAAGCCATTAACAAATATAAGTTTTTTTATTTCTTCCAGGCATAACTTTACCTTGGCCTCTGCCAGAAACTGTAACCATTCCACCATTAGCATAGCCTGCAATTTCTTTTACAACTCTTTTTTTTTCGTCTTTAAGATTTCTTTTACCTTTTTTAGTGTATGCTTTTTCAGCATCAACTCTACCAAGCTCTTCTAGTCTATTCATTCTAGATGAATTCATTACTTGCTAGCTCCTCTAGATTCATCTCTTCTAGATTTATAACTTTGTGATTTAGTAGATTCTTTTCCTCTTCTTGATCCTAGAGATTCATCTAGTCTATCGTTAGCACCTTGTTTTTTTGAAGATTTTCCGTATGGAAATCTAACATTTGATCTTACGCCATTTTGTCTCATAATATTTTCTCCGTTGTTACTTTCCTTTTATCAGATGTGTCGCCTTAAGTCCATAGACGGATGCGATGACACCGACAAAAATTGTTTGATACCATAGTGGTAAATTTCCAAAGTGCATAAAGAATAACTCCATTTTCTCCATATGTACAGGATTATCTGACCAGACTGACCATCCCAGCATTACGATGGGGACCGAAAGTAAAAGCAAAATAAATTCGTCTTTCCAATCTGAGTTTCTTGATTCTAAAAGTTGACCTTGGTAAGCTTCTTCACCACGAGCCATTTTTGATGCGTGCATAAGCTGTGCATCTGACATAGCCATCTTCGTCTTCTGCTTGTTAGCGTAAATTTTACTTCCAGCGGAAACGGCTAATTTGAGTGCCGAGATCCACATGTTAGTACCAAGTAGCCTTAACAGGTTTTTTGTCAGCTCTCATTCTTCTAGTTCCTCTAACGGTCACAGTTTGTGATTCGTATATATTTGGAACTTGACTAGTGATATCGATGCCACCAGTTTGATAACCATCTTTGCCAACACCTAACTCTTTAGTAATTTTAGGGTCTTTAGCTTTTTTTATCATAATTTTCTCCTTAATAATTGATTATACTTAATTTTTCTTAAAGTTTCTACCAAAATCGTTTCTTTTGCTCTGATCAGCCATTTGTTGTCTCTCTAAAGCGGCATCACTTGACATAACTTGTTTGGTAAGCGAAGTATCAGCTCTTAATTCAGCTAATTCTTCGTTTTGTTCTTGTTTATCTTCGAACTGAGCTTGGTTTTGCATAGCTCTCATAGTATCTAAGCTAATTCTACTCTCATCAAACTCTTTTCTTGCTTCGTTTTGTCTAGCTTTGATGTCTAGTTCTCTAGATTTTAGTTTAAGTAGTGGATCACCACCCAATTCACTAATAATTTTCTCTTCTTCAGACATATAATCTTTAACCATCTCTGCAATCAATACTGCTTTTCTTGCATTGATCTTATTTGTTAGTTGAGTAACCTGTTGAACCAATTGTTGGTTCTGTGGTTGCTGTTGTAACATCTGTTGCATCTGTTGAGCTTGCATTAGTTCTTCTTGGAACTCTAATTGTATTTGTTCTTGAGCCATTAAACTAATTCTTTCCAATATATTTTTTTGTAAAGCACCCATTATAGCTGGACTGTTCTGTACCATGTTAGATTGCATAAAATTTAAATGCGAATCTATGTGAGCTTTGTGATCTTGTCCTGGAAACGCTTGAAAAGGTTTCATACCCATTGCTGCAATTTCTTCAAGTGCTGGATCAATAGGTGTAGGTTGTTGCGGTGGAGGTAATATCGCGTTGATATTTTTTACCCCAACCGCTTCATACATTTGTCTATACGCTTGGTATAGATCATGCATTTGAGGATTCGATTGTGCTAATTGTAGCTCCATTTGAGCCATAGAAATTCTTTGTGTCTGTGAAAAGATGTTAGGATCAGCAACCGGTAGTACATCTATCTTATCATCAAAGTCTGCGACCTTAACATTTCTTGATGCACCTGGAACATCATAAGGATATTCAGGTGGAAGATAAGTTTTAAATACTTCTGCTAATAATTTAAATTCATGTTTTAATCCAACGTATAATCTTTTGTGAATAGCTGACATTACCCGAGATCCACGCTCCAGAAGCGCTACTGTCGTTCCGACAGCCGCTTGTTGGTTCATGTCGCCCACTTGTGAGTCTGCGATGCTCGCGAATCGTTGGCCGGCGTTAACTACAACTCCCATTAATTGAAGTAGAGTTTGGTCTGGTCCTTTGAATGGTAATTGCATAAACTGATCTTTGATATTTCCACCAGGTGCATCTACATCTCTAAATTCACCAGGTTGTAAAGGTTGTGCATCATCTCTAATTCTTATTCCTCTAGTTTTAAAACCAGCAGGTAAGTTAGCTAAAGTTCCAGCATCTAACAATTGTCTTAATGCAGAAGTTGCTGTTCTAGTTAAACCACCAATCATGTGAATTAAACCAAAACCATAAAAACCTGTACCTGGTAAAAATTTATATTGTACAAAGTATTTTATTTTTGTTTTTAAAGGATCATCTTCTGTGTAGTTTCTTCTAATAGATAAAATTTCGTTAGTAGATTCTAAGATAGTTACAATATATGGAAGTTTAATTCCTGTAGGCTCACCATCTTCACCCATATCTTCAAAACCTTCTAGATCTAAATCTGTATGCATTTCTAAAAGTGTATATTGATCTTCTTGATTACCATCTTTAGAAATTCCTTCTAATCTTCTTTCAGCATCCTTAAGTTGGTTTTCTGTAACAGGTGGCTCACCAATTTCTATGTCTTTGTAAAAACCAGAAACTTGTTGTTTTCTAATTTCGTTTTCTGACATTCTTAAAACATGAACAATAGCTTCTGCATCTTCTAATGAGTTTGCAGAGTAAGGTACTACTAAGTCATCAGCTTGTACAAATTTAGAAACAGCTCTACCTAAAAGATCATCATAATAAATTTTCTTAAAGGTAGAACCACTTAGGGGTAAATAGAAAAGCATCTGATCAAATTCAGGTTCATACTCTGGCATTTGATCCATGATTTGATAATTCATAAAATCTTTTACTCTAGTAGCTTGGTCTTGTTTTTCATTAGACACATCTCCTAAAATTTGTGCTCTAACCGGACCATCTGCTGGTAATAATTCTTTGTAAGCTTGCGCTTGAAATTGTGTAACCGCTTCAGCAAGAACAGGATGGTTAACACCACTTGCTCCTCTAAAAGGTTGAGTTCTTTGTTCGTATTTAAATCCTAAAAGATTTAAACCTTCTCTGTAAGTGTCTTCCCAATCACCACGAGATTGTCTGTAGTCTGTGTACTTGTCAAATAAATTTGAACCTAGTTCACCTAGATAACTTTCGTCTATAATTTCTGCTAAGTTTGAAAAATGGTCTTGTGATTCTAATCCTTCCATAGCATTAGGATCAAAATTAATTTCTGCTCCACCTTCTTCATCCATAGTTACATTTGCTTCGCCTTCTTGCGTAGGAACTACATCTTCTGAAACGTCAACTTCTTGTTCTACAAAAGCTTCGTCAGTAATAGTTTCGTTGGGTAATGCGTCTTCGATTTTAGCCATATCTCTTTCCTGTTAATTGTTTCACACCTCGTAATTAGAATTTGTCAGTATATCCATTATTCCCACACTTGGCAATGTCTTATTTCTTAACTTTCTTCTTTTCTCTTCTTCTAAAGCC